CTCGATGACGCGATCCGGATCCGTCCTCACCCGATGCTCGAGCTCTCACTCAAGAGCGCGAGAAAGAAGATGATCGCCTCGGGATGGCTATGGTCTCGCACTACCGAGGAGGCGGATCTCACGCCACTCTTCGCCGCTACTCTCGCCTACCATCACGCAACCAACAGACAACCACCCGAAACGAAACGGAGCGCCATCTTCTAATGAAGAAACACCTAGCAACTACCCTCCAGGCCATAGGCACTAGCATTGTGGCCGTGAGTCTCTCGATCGTGAACATCCCGCTAGGCCTCGGCTTCGCCGGTGTCGCGCTCGTCGTGTTCGGCATCGCCGCCGAGAGGAGCCAATAATGCTGAACCGCCTACTCAAGGCACGACCCGAAACACGCTCGGCGATCGTCGATCCATACGGCCGCGTCTCTCGCACGTTCACCGACACCTACGCCGGCGTCGATGTGGACACCGAGACGACTCTCTCGGTCCCGTCTATCTGGCGCGGTGTCACCATGATCGCGGACTCTGGCGGTGTGCTCCCACTTCACGCCTACAAGGGAGACACCCAGATCACCCCAACGCCGAGACTCCTCGAAAGGCCGAACCCTCTCGAGACAAGGATGACCACCATCTCGGCGATGATCGCCGCGATCGTCGTCCACGGAAACTACGTCGCAATCCTCGGACCTCCGGGTCCATCCGGCTACGCCGAGAGCATCTATCCCGTGAACCCCGAGCGCGTGGTCATCTTCCAGGAACACGAGGAAGAGATCATCAACGGCCGCCGCACCACTCGACTCGTGAAGAAGTTCCGCATCGAAGAACGCGTCTATGACTCCTCGGAGATCTTCCACGTTCCCGGCTTCTCACTTCCCGGAGAGGTTGCCGGTATCGGCATTATCGCCGCTCAGCGTCAAGGCATCGCCGGCGCGATCGCCGTCATGGAGTACGCGTCGCGCTACTTCGACGGCGGCACTATGCCGAGCTACGTCATCAAGTCGAAGAACCCGGACCTCACCGCCGAAGAAGCGGACCTCCTCAAGCTCCGCTGGATGGAGGCCTACGGCGGACGCTCACGCCGTCCCGCCGTCATGAACGCCGAGACAGATGTCGAACCTCTCACCGCTAATGCGAACGACTCGCAACTCATCGAAGCTCGGAACCAGGCTCAGATGGACGCGGCGAACATCGTCGGCCTACCGGGTCACTATGTCGGCGCACCGAACTCGAACCGCACATACTCGAACCTCGAGACGCAAGGCCTCGAATACCTTCGCTGGACTCTCCTCCCGATCACGACCCGCATCGAGGCCACGTTCACGGACTACCTCCCACGGGGCCAGGTGGCGAAGTTCGAGTACGACGGGATCCTTCGAGCCGACACACTCACCCGCTACCAAGCTCATCAGATCGCGCTCTCGAACGGCTTCCTCACACTCGACGAAGTGAGAGCTCTCGAGAACCGTCCGCCACTAGACCAGGAGGCAACATCATGAACATCGAAACACGCGCCTATGAAACAGATCTCGAAGTACGCGGAGCCGGCGACGGCCGGACCGTGTGCGGGATCTGTGTCCCGTACAACCAGGTCCAGCGCATAAACGCGAACCTCTCCGAAGTGTTCATCCGTGGCGCGTTCGCAAACGTGGTGAGAGCTTCGCATCGAGTGAAGTTCCTCGTCGGCCACGATGCGAGCGCTCTCCCAATCGGACGCGCGACACTTCTCCGCGAAGACGAGAGCGGCCTCTATGGGGAGTTCCGCATTAGTGACACCGAGCGCGGATCCGAAGTCCTCACGCTCATCCGAGACGGCGCACTCTCCGAGCTCTCGATCGGCTTCTCACCGCTTCGCGATAAGCGCCGCGCCGACGGTGTTGTCGAGCGCCAGCTGGCTCACCTCGCCGAAGTCTCCGCGGTCACATTCGGCGCATACGGCCAAGCCGCCTCGGTCGTCGGAGTACGCGACCAATCGAAGACGCCGAACCTCGACGCACTCGAAGAGATCCTTCGCGGAGTTCGCAAGTGATCGGACAACAGCACACCGTCGGAACGACCGCGACTCTCATCATCGACGCCGACTCCACGAACCGAACCATCGTCCTCCACGCAATCGGGAACGGTGTCATCTACCTCGGCGGATCTAACGTCACCACGAGCCAGGGCTTCTATCTCGACAAGGCCGCCGGCCCGGTGGTCCTGGAACTACCACCCGCGGAGAAGCTCTACGGCATCGTCTCCAACGGGACCGACATCATCTCAACACTTCTTCCGGACTCATAACCATGCCGTGGCACATCGAAGAAGATCATCCCGGATGCCTCGGCTATGCCGTCGTCAAGGACGAAGACGGTGAGCTCGAAGGATGCCACCGCACACGAGCACAAGCTGAGGACCACCTCGCCGCGCTCAACATCGTCGAAGCGAATGACATCGAAGACGAAGACGAGAACGACATGGAAGACGTGATCGACGAGCTCGTGGATCAATCCGCTCGAATGACGAACCGCGCACTCGTAGAACAGATACTCGCGCAAGTTCGCCGGCCGAGATAAACTCACGACCAGACCGACACCTCGCCGGACGGATACGAGCACCTCGCCAAGAGCGACACCCTCTCCGGATCTGGAACGACACCCCGGTGATCCATACCAGCTACGAACGGGAGAACACCGTGAACGCATTCCTCAAGAACCTCCAAGAAACACGCGGAGCGAAGCAGGACCTCATCGAGGCAACCCTGAACCGCGCCGCCGAAGAAGCTCGTGACGTCACCGACATCGAAGTCGCGAACATCCAAGCCCTCACCCTCGAGATCTCCAAGCTCGATGAGCGCATCGAACAGATCACCGACCTCGAAGTACGCAAGGCGAAAGCCGCCGAGCTTGCCGCATCCGTCGAAGGCGACAAGGTGGAAACACGCTCCGCCGCACCGACCCGCGTCATCTCAGAAGAGGCGACCTACCACGAGCGCTCAGCGAACGACTTCCTCTCCGACGCAATCGCGGCCGAGTTTGGCGGAAGCTACGAAGCCCGCGAGCGTATGGCTCGCTACCAGAACGAAGTCCGCATCGAGAAGCGCGACTCCGGCACAAGCAATTTCTCCGGGTTGGTAGTACCTCAGTACCTCGTCGATCAGTTCGCGCCACTCCGTCGCGCTGGCCGTCCGACCGCGGACATCTCCGTGAACGCACCACTCCCCGCCACCGGCATGACCGTGAACCTCGGCCGCCTCACCACCGGAGTCACGACATACATGGCGACAGAAGGAACCGCGGTCACCGAGTCCTCACCCGATGACACACTCCTCACCGTGAACGTGCGCACCGTCCAGGCGATGTGGGATCTCTCGAAGCAGGCATCCCTCCGCGGTGTCGGCATCGAAAGCCAGCTCCTCGGAGACGGCATCCGCTCCTACCACTCGACACTCGACGCGAACATCATCAACGGCGACGGATCCGCACCGAACCACCGCGGCATCCTGAACACCTCCGGCATCAACTCGGTGACATACACCGACGCGAGCCCAACATGGGCGGAGTTCTTCCCTAAGTTGGTCGCCGCCGTCACCGCCGTCTCGAGCAACTTCTACGGATCCGCGACTCACATCGTCGCCCATCCTTCGCTCATCGGATGCTGGCTCCGCGCATTGGACACCACGAACCGCCCAATCTTCGGACCTACCGCTGGCAACCCAATGAACGCGGCCGCAACCTACGACCGTCCGGACTACCTCGGCGGAGGCCTTCAGATCCTCGGCATCCCCGTGGTCGCCGATGCGAACATGCCGACCAACCTCGGCACCGGAACAGATGAGACCGCGGTCATCGTCGGAGACTTCCGCGAGAGCTACCTCTGGGAAGAGAACTCGGGTCAGCCGTTGTACGTTCGCTTCGAGGAGCCATCAGGCACCAACGCGATCCGCACGATCCTCTTCGGCTTCTCGGCATACACCGCCGGCAAGTACCCGACCGCGTTCTCGGCAATCACCGGAACCGGCCTCATCACTTCAGCCTGGGCCTAATCAGCCCACCTACCGGCCCGGGGAGCACATCTCCCGGCCGTCGGAAGGTTCACATGAACATCGACGCACTCATTCGCGCATACGAAGAAGAGCTCCGGGGATACATCCGCCGCGGAGCCACCGAACGCGCTCAGCTCGTCGAAGCAGAGCTTCGTCGGCTCGGTCACTCGCCAGGTGTCACGCCTCGCGAGGATGTGCTGGCCGAGCCGATGAGCACCCCACAATCCCCGCCAGACGCGCCAGACACGCCCGAGACGGACGCGAAGAAGGCGTCCGCACCTAAGAGGCCCACGACACGAAAGAAGCGCTAGAGATGGCAATCACGAACGGCTACGCAACACTCGCCGAGCTGAAGGCGTATCTCAAGATCGACGACTCGATGGAAGACACACTTCTCGAGAACATCGTCGAAGCCGCTTCTCGCTCAATCGACCGCATCGCGAACCGCCGCTTCTATCTCGACTCGAGCGCAACCGCTCGCCAATACCGACCCGCCGATCTTCTCCGCGTCTTCACGGATGACTTCGGATCCACGTCGGGCCTCGTCGTCAAAACCGACCCCGACAACTCCGGCACATACCAGACGACGCTCACTCTCAACACGGACTACATCGTCGAGCCGGTGAACGCCGCCGCGAAGGGTCGCCCCTGGAACTACATCACCATCGTCTCTGGCGAGTCCTACTCTCTGCCCGTGAACTACCGTCCCCAGGTCGAAGTGACCGCCCGATGGGGATGGCCTTCAGTACCGGACGACATCAACCAGGCGACGCTCATCCTCTCCGCGGATCTCTACAAGCGGAAGGACTCGATCGGTGGCGTCCTCGGTCTCTCCGAACTCGGCGCGATCCGCATGTCCCCACTAGGCCGAGACATCACCGCGATGGTCCGCGCATACAAGCGAGAGTTCTTCGGATGATCCCGTCCACCGTTCGCGCGAACCTAAAGACCGCGCTCGCGCCGGTCGTGTCTCGCGTGTTCGATTACGTCCCCGACCAGGTGCCGGCCCCGTGTGCCGTCGTCGGGAACATCACGATCACATTCGACGAAGCTCAGAACCGAGGCCTCGACATGGGCGAGGTCGATGTCCTCGTCATCGTGTCCCGCATGAACGACCGCGGAGCCCAGGACAAGCTCGACGGGTATCTCGCCGGATCGGGAGCTGGCTCCGTCAAAGCCGCACTAGAAACAGATCGCACACTCTCGGGAGCGCTCGCGACGCTTCGAGTAGTTCGCGCGGCACCGATCACGATCGAGGTCGCCGGCGTCACATACTTCGCGTATCAGTACGAGGTGGTACTTCATGGATAGCTACAAGATCATCTACAAGATCGCACTCGGAGAGCCTGGCTCTACCGTGTCGAGAGATGAACTCGAGGAGGCAGGCGTGAACATCGACGCGCTCATCGCTTCGGGTCATCTAGAATACGCATCGAAGCCCGCTCGGGCTAAGACCCAGACAGAGGAGTAGCTCATGGCTCAATACATTCCCATGACCCAGGTCACCGTGAACTCGGTGAACATCGACGACAGAGTGGTCTCATGTGTGCTCACACGCGCTAAGGAGAGCCAGGACATCACGACCCAGGCAGACACCGCTCGCAAGTTTTCCGGAGGCCTCGAGTCCGTGACCGTGGACATCGAGATCCAGCTCGACCAGGCGGCCGGCGAAACGACCGCAACACTCGAAGCGCTCGTCGGAACTACGACGACTCTCGTCATGATCCCGTCGTCCGGCGCGGCTTCCGCTACGAACAGGAAGTACACCGTGACCGGCGCATTCCTCGAGTCCTTCTCAAGCATCGACGGCGGCCTCGGCTCCATCGCAACCACGACCGCTCAGTTCACCGGCGGAACCCTGGCGATTACGAACTCATAACGACATGATCCCGAAACTCCAGATCACCGTCCAGCACATCGACGGGATCGCCGGAACCTATCCGGTGAGTCCGTGGGTAATCGACCAATGGGAACAGATGGCGAAGGCGTCCTTCATGAAGACGTTCGCATCTGTCGAGTCCGCCGACGTGGGCCACATCAACCTCCTCGCATTCCTCGCGGAACGCCAGGCAGGGGGAGAGGTCGCGTCATGGCGTGAGGCCTACATCAAGAGCCTCGAAAACATCCCGACCGTGGAGGTCGTCTCCGACCCAAAAGAAGCGGAGGAGAGTTCCGACGCTTCATCGCTGAGTTAGCTCTCGCGACCGGCATCTCGCCGCGCGAACTACTCGAGAGCGATGTCGAGACGCTGAACATCCTCGTCGAGATCCTGAACCAACGCGAGAAGAAAAGGCGCTAGATGTCTCTCAACAAATACCAGAAGCAAGCCGCCGCCAAGTATCGCGAAGGCGTCATCGGAGACATGGGCGGCCAGCTGGAGATCGACGGTCTCCGGCAAGTTCAGAAAGCGATGAGAAGCTTCTCCGACGACTCACGCAACGACATGAAAGAGACACACCGACGCGCCGGTCAGATCGTCGTCGATGGTGCCGCGCGGTATGTCCCCGTCCGATCCGGTGCTCTCCTCGCATCGCTTCGCTCCGCACCAACTCAGCGCCAGGGCCGCGTCCGTGTCGGATCCGCCGCGGTGCCATACGCCGGCCCGATCCACTTCGGATGGCCAGCTCGCAAGATCCAGCCGAACCCGTTCATCTACGAAGTCCTCGACGATCGCCGGCAGGAGGTGTACGCGATCTACGCGCAACGCATCTCCGAGCTCATCTACAAGTACGACCTCGACTAGGAAAGTAATCTAGGACCTATGGCTAAGTCGATCTCCGTCGTCGTTTCAGGTAACGCGGCACCACTACGCAAGGCGCTCGGCGAAGCCGGCGACTCGATCTCTAACTTCGGGAGCTCGGTCAAGAAGTTCGCACTCCCCGCCGCCGCCGCTCTCGGCGCGGTCGCATTCGCTGGACTCGATGCGGCGAAGGCCGCGATGGAAGATGAAGCCGCGTCGAAACTTCTCGAGCGCCAGCTGAAAGCCACGACCAACGCGACCGACGCGCAAGTGAAAGCCACGGAAGCGTTCATCCTGAAGCAGTCTCTCGCGACCGGTGTCTCCGACGGAGAGCTCCGTCCGGCTATGGGGAAACTCGTCAGAGCTACCGGTGATCTCACCCGTTCCCAGGAGCTCCTCGCGCTTAGTCAAGACATAGCGATCCAGACCGGCAAGCCGCTCGCCGCCGTCACCGATGCGGTCTCAAAAGCCGCGAACGGTCAGTACACCGCACTCAACAAACTCGACCCGACGATGAGGGATCTCGTAAAGTCCGGCGCGTCCGCCGATGAAGTCTTCGCCAAGCTCGGCGAGACATTCGGAGGAGCTTCGGCGGAATACGCGAAGACATACGAGGGCCAGCTGAAGCGCGTGAACGTGGCGCTCGACGAGTCGAAGGAGACGATCGGAGCGGCACTACTTCCAGCTCTCGGCGGTCTCCTCGAGTTCGTGAACGGAACGGTCGTCCCGGGTCTCTCCAAGATGGGCGACATCCTCCAGGAAGACGGACTCGTGAACGGTCTCCAGCGGATCTTCATCGCCGGCTTCGATTGGATCGTGAACACCGGTCTCCCGATGCTCCGAGAGAAGCTCGCCGAACTAGGCGGAGCTCTCGTCGATTGGATCGGGCCACGGATCGGACCGATGCTCTCAGCTCTCGGAAGCTTCATCGCAAGCGCGGCGAGCTGGCTCATCGACACCGGGCTCCCGACACTCGTCGAGAAGCTCCAGGAGTGGGGCCAGGCCTTCGTCGATTGGCTCGGCCCGAACATCGCCCCAATGCTCCAGGCACTCGGAGAGCTCCTCGCGAAGATCGCCGTCTGGGTCATCGGAACCGCACTCCCGAAG